GCGTGAATTAGGTCGAGCGTCATGGTGTGACCTCCACCAGCTTGAGCCCGAGCTTTGCGGCAGCGTCCGTCAGTTGTAGGAGCTCGCGCGCCTTCTCGTCGCCCTGTGCGGTGATCTGCGCGCGGGTGATGTCCATCGCGGCCTCCAGAGTATCGGCCTGCGCGCACTCCCAGCGCCATGCTCCGCGATTGAGGATGTCGCCAAAAGTAATCTGGTAGTCCCAGCTTTCTTTGATCGCACCTATTTTGATTGTCACTCGTCGCGAGATCGCAATCTCGGCCTTGCAGCTTGTCATGGTGCGCAGGTCTTGCGCGGCCCAGAGCATTTCGTTGTCGTCGTCGTTTTCCATTGTCGTCCTGTGTGTGTGTTTTTGTTGCTGATTGGTGACCGCGTATTTTCGCACGCCCACGGTCGGGCTCGTTGGCCTTGGTGTTCGGGTGGCTCCGAAATTATTTTGTGAGGCGTGCGACCTTGTCGCCGTAGGCCACGGTCGCGGGCTTGCTCGCCCCGCGCGGCCCGCCGTTGTGCACGCGGGCCAGCGTGACCACGTCCCCCGCCGCCCACGCCTGCGGCGCGTAGCGTTGGAGGTAGGCGGTCACGACGCGCTTGCTGTAATCGAGATCGGCCACCCTTGAGTAGTCGCCCGCCACGCGGCTGTCGGCGTGGTAGGCTCGATGAATCTGTAACGGCCCCAGAGCGCGGCCACCGTCGCCGATGATTGGCCCCGTGCGGCCCGAGGTCTCGACGACGTGGAGCGCGCGGAAGAATGAGGGCGGTGGTGCGGCCTGCGCGGTGGCGCAGAGCGCGAGCAGGAGAAGCATGAATTTCATTTTGCGGCGAGCTTCGAGGCGTTGCGTTTCGCGGTGGCGACTTGACGCTTCGTGCATCCCGCGCCGATTGACTCGGCGAGAGCGATTGCGCGGTCGGCGCGCTCTTGGTCAGGCGCGAGGAGCGCTAGGACCAGAGCGCGGGTGAGGGCGGTGGTGGGGCTCATGCGGCACCTCCTGCGCGCGTTACCAGCCACGCCCGCTGAACGTGGCAGAGGAGCGACGTTTCGATTGAGTCGTGCACCACGCCGTCGATTAGGGCGAAGGCGTGACCGCGCGTGTTGACGACGAGGCGTCCCGCTGGGAAGTCGCGGAGCAATCGCTCGACGGACCCGCTGCGCCTGACGACCTGAGCCGTGAGGCCCAAGTCGCGGGCGACTGATTGCAGAACTTTCCTGAGAGCGATTCCGCGTCGGTTCTTCCGCCCGTGGGCAGCGAAGATCGCGTGAACCTCGGCGTATGGCGCGCCGCTGACATTGGTGAGTGCTCGCACCGTGCAGTCGCGGCGCTCGCTGAATCCTTCCGCTGGGTTGCTAATGATTTTCATTTTGTTGTGTTGCGAGCCTCGGGGTTATTTCCCTCCGGTCTGGCACCGGAAAACCCCGCGCCTCCGAAGAGGTAGCGGGGTGGTTTGCGGGGGTTGGTGTAACGTTATTTGATGAAGTCCGCACAGTGTTCTTCGAGCTTCGCAAGTTCACTAGCGACGGCGCGGAGCTTTTCAAAGAGATCAGCGCGACCAGCAACGGCCGAGCTCCATGCGGTGACGTTTTGAACGTAGTAGTCGCGAGAGTTAAACTCCACTTTCGCGAGCTGCTCGATTGCATTTTCGACTGCGAGGCGAGCCTCTGTGTAGCCTTCGGTGAGGCATTGGGCGCTGGTTCCGTTTGAGTGGATTGTTGGGAGGATCATTTTTTTGGGTTGAGTTGGTCGTTGGGTTGTTTCCCTCCGACGTGCACACTCAAACCGAACGCCCCGCCCGCGTAAAGCTCAAATGCGTATTTTGTCCTGCTGCTTCCCTAAGCCGTTGCAGTTGCGCCAGTTAAAACGAATCAAATGTTGGCGATGGATTCGGAATCTGCGCAAAAGAAAGCCCGCGCAGCGGTAAAGCCGCTCGCGGGCTTGCGGTTGGCCTCAGCCCTCGCCGCCGCATGGTGATGCGAGGAGAGCAAAATCGGCAGCGATGGCAAGCGTGTAATTGCGCGGCCCCTTCACGTATCCGATGCGGTCATACGTCGAGCGCGTCAGGTGTATTTGCCGAGAGTGAAATGGTAGCGGCGATTGCCCGTTGAGAGGTTCCCGCCGTCCACCGAGAAGAGAACGAAGCGCGCGTTGGTGCTGCTCGACGCTGTGTCGAAATCATAAACGCCGAGGTAGTTTGTATCATAAATCTGGATAAGCCCCCAGTCAGGCTTCGCCGTGAATCCTCGGTTTGTGATGTCTACATCGAGCGTGTCAGTTGGCGTCCCCGCTGTCATGTTTTTCACGTCGCTTCCCGCATAAAGCGCGAGCTGCGCGCGTGGATTTGTTGCGGCTGCGGGAGCGACGATGAGGGAGGCGGCGCGAGCGGTTGATGCCGTTACCGATGTAAGAGATGCGGTCCCTCCGCTTATTGCGACGGCGCTTGCGTCCTGCCGCATTAACGTTGGTCCAGGAATTCCCCAGTAGGTATACAAGCTCGTGCCGCCTCCAGCCCACGCGCTTTTCTGCCCCGTGCGATCAACCGACCGCACGCGAACGTATTCATTGAAAAGCCCTAGGCTGGAAAAAATTGATTCCGGTATCGGCTCACGAAAAAACAATCCCAATCCGTATTCGGTATCAGCGGCAGCATCACTGTCCGTGCTCGTCATCACAGCTTCGTAACTCAACACGCTCTTGGTCGCTGGCGGAGTCCAATTTACGCGGACCGAATAGGCGACGACGCCGCCGATCATTTCCGCTGGACGCTCAAAGGCGGCGTCGGTTCCGCTGATGTACGTCAACGCCGTAGGCGCAGCCGGTGGCGTCGTGTTGCTCGGCGCGCTCTGACTTAGCGCGGTCGATAGCGCCGAGATCGCCCCCGAGAACGAAATCCCGCGCGCTGCGAATTGGTAGGATTCGCCGACCGTCAGATCGTCGATTGAGACCGCGTAGGACACCGAAGACGCAATTTGATTTGCGACGATGTAATCACTCGCGCCCGTGCGCCGGTAGAGAACATCCAGAGCGACCGCGCCCGAGGGCAGCGGTGGAGCGGTCAGAGAGACGCGCGCAAATGAACCGCCGTCGCTCGACAGATAGACCGTCGTGCTGATGAGCGTCGGCGCATTTGGCGTGCTCGGCGCGGTTGGGTCGATAGGCCCAGCGGTAATGACCGATGGAGTGGCCTGCACGTAGTTGGTAAACCCTGACACGTTTTCCACCGTGTCGTAAGCGTTGAGCCAATAATAATACGTCGTCCCGATTGTCACCTCCGTGTCCACGAATCGCGACGCGCGCACCTCGGCGATCTTGTTCGTGATCGAGGTCAGAGGCGTGATCGCCGTGGTGTTTCGATAAATGCCATACTCCGAGAAGTCGGGCTCGGTGTTGTCGTTCCAGTCGAGCGAGACGGCGCGGCCCGTGCCGACTACGGCGGTGAGGCCGGTGGGGATGCTTGGGGCGGTGGTGTCTTTGGCTGGCGTGATCGAGGCAACCGCCGTGTAGGTCGATGACGTGTTGAAGAAGCTCTGCGCGTAGAGCCGCACGTTGTAGCTCGTCCCGATTCGCACGTCGCTGGAAATGAAGTCCAGCGTCTGGTCGCCGTCCACCGTCGCCCACGTCAGATACGTCGTCGCCGTGCCCTCCTTGTATTCGATGACGGTCTTGCCCCCGCTCGTGACGAACTGCTCGGTCGGTGCGCTCCACGCCACTTTGATTCGCGGCATGACCGTGCCGTCCGCTTGGATGAACTGCGTCGTGCCGTCCGCCGTCAGCGTGAGATTGGTCGGCGGGTCGATTGAAAACGGATTCGGCAGCGTCGTGTTCGGTGCGCTCTCGACTGCGACCTCATCTGTCACGTCCCAGTCATAAACGCTCGAAGCCGTCTCGCGTAGTTGGAGTTCAATTACCGGAGTCGGCGGCGTGCCGTCACTCGACAGCGACCACGCGATGACCTCGAACACCTTCGACGAGAATCCGAGGTTTGCGTTGGTGAGGTTCACCGTGTCGCCCGCACGGAGCTGCATCGCAGTGAGATTGAACTTCGCGGTGAAGATAATTTCCTCGCGCGCTTGCCGCAGGTTAATTCTCGCGATGCGTTGTGCCGCGCTACTGCTCGTCGTGAACGGCAGGATGACGTCGCGCCAGTGATAAATCCCGTCGTCATCGGCCAAGTAGGTCGCGCTTGTAATCTGCGGGAAGTCGGCCGCCGCCCACTGGTTCTCGGCGGAGATAAACGTGCCCTTCACTGCGTTCACGCGGTCGCGCGCGCTCAGGCGAGTTGAGACCGTGAATCCGCCGGCCATGTGCG